GTTTCATCATACGAAGTGAGTTTCTCGCCACATTCATAACATGGTCGATATAACCACCTTCGTAAGCATTGTGGTAGTTTACATTTCCACTCGCTGGAGATAACATTAGGTTTGGTCCTAACTCTTCCATTGAGTACATATGGAGTAATTTTTCCAAATGTTCTATTGTAGTAGCATAATCAAGAGGTATAAAATGGTCTAAATGACATTTTCCATAATTATCCCAACTCATACCATCTTCAAAAAAAGATTCAACCCATTTAATAGCTGTATTGAAATCACATCCAAAGTACTTAACAGAACCCGTCTTTTTCCAACTTTTTTTCTTAAAAGCACTACGAACTCTTCCTCTTAGATTTTCTCTAAATCTAATTTTTGGGTCTTTCATTCTTTCTTTTCTATAAACCTTGTTATATGATTTTATTTTAGATTTACCTTTATCTGATTTTCTATAAGATGCCTTATATTCGTTTTTACACGATTTACAATATGAACCATAACCATCAGAACGAGTTCTATCTTTTGGGAATAGTTCAAGTAGTTTTTCTTCAGTACATTTAGAACATTTTTTTGAAATCATATATGTGTCCAAGTTTTTCGTTTAACAATCTCTTCAATATTCCATTTACTCACTTTGAAGTTTCTAGCAATAACATTTGTAGAGAAACCTTGTTTATACAATTCTCGTATTTGTACAACTTGTTCTGCTGTGAGTTTTGAACGAGGGTGAGATTCACCTCTCAGTCTATTACTAAAAAACCAAAGTTCTTCTATGTTCATTAAAATGGTTTACTTGCTTCGTCTCTTTCGATTAAAGTACTCATGTGGTCTGCAAAATGTAGTACATGACCAATGTTACTTCTTTGTGCTTTTTTTGATATCATATGTTTTAAGATATTTCATATTATCTTCATCATAGATACCATCAGTTAGTTTGATACCAAAGAATTCTTTTTCTGAGTATTTCAAATCATATTGTGATAGTAGATAAAAAGTTCTATCGGTGTGAGTCATGTAACTGATTTCATCATTCCATGTATAAACCTCACCTCTGTTTTTTCTATGCCACTCAGATTCTTGTGTTTTGTATGCCATATTTCCCTTCTCACCTAATTTACCTAAATCGTGGTGAAATGCTGAAAATAATAATTCTTCTTGGGTAAAATCTACGATACCACCAGCTTCTTTGTAGAGTTTCATCATACGAAGTGAGTTTCTCGCCACATTCATAACATGGTCGATATAACCACCTTCGTAAGCATTGTGGTAGTTTACATTTCCACTCGCTGGAGATAACATTAGGTTTGGCCCTAACTCTTCCATTGAGTACATATGGAGTAATTTTTCCAATCGTTCTCCATCAAACGATTTTTTAAGTGCCTCGATAAACTTATTATAGTTCTCTTCGAGCTGAACTTCGTTGTAACGATTCATATTAACTAATTTTATGTTTTACTTTTAATTTAATCTACTCTCTCAATTTCACATTTTATTTCACACATAGTTGGAAACATTGGATGTGTTATTGAGAAATTCATTGCGGCTTTCAAACCATTTGCTAATCCATAGTTTTTATCTACAAAATAAACTTTCGTAGAACCGTCTTGACTTGATAGTTGTTTACTTAAATTTTTAGGGACTCGAGGGATACCAACTATCGGTTTATCTACCTCTTCGTCCTTCATATACACTTTTATACTTGCTGCCATATAATTAAATTTGTTTTACAAATATACGAAAAAAAATCGATAATTCCAAATAAATTACGATAAATTTTCATTTAGAGCGTTTATGTACGCCATTTCAGATTGTACTCCTACAAATCTTTGGACTTCTTGTCCATCTTTTTCTATAATAACTGTTGGTACTGACCTTACATAGTACTTTTGAGCTATTTCGAATTGTGAATCAATATCTACATTTTCGAATTTAACACTTGCAAATTTTGATTTAACATTTTCCATTAGTGGTGATAAAACCTTACAAGGCCCACACCAGTCTGCATAAAATTTTTTAACTTCTACCATTTTAATTTTTCCTATTAATTATTAACCATCACAAGCAACACAATCAGGGTCAACCGCTCTTGTTGCTATATCACCTCTTAGAACTGATTCGGTTCTCATATAATATAAAGTTTTGATTCCTTGTTTCCAAGCTTCTAATGTTACTTGGTTAATCCATTTTGGTGATGCAATGGATGGGAATGCAAGATTTAATGAAACTCCTTGGTCAATATACTGTTGTCTTACACCAGCCTGTTTAACCAAATCCATTTGATTGATTTCTTTGAAGGTTCTAAAAACATCTTTTACAGGATAAACTTTTTCTCTATCACCATTAGTGATTTCTTCACAAAGTACCATTTTACCATCTAAGTAACACCACTTATCAAGTTCTTTGATATCTTGTACCGAACCACCATCTTCGAGAATCTTATCCCAAGTATCTTTATTATTAACACCCGCTTTTCTTAAAACCTTTACTAACTCATTGTTCTTTCTAATGAAAGTTCCTTTTGAAGTTTGTTCGGTGAATACATTCGCCGCCCAAGGTTCGATACCAGCAGATACATTTCCAGCTAATTTAGAATTACTTACTGTTGGAGCAACTGCTCTTAAGTGAGTATTTCTAAATCCACTTTCTCTACACCATAGAGGTTCACCATATTCTGATGCTAAATCTCTTGATGCTCTTTCTGATTCAATCTTTAACTGAGAAAAAATCTTACGAGTTTCAAATTGAGCTTCCATACCTTCAAATGGAATACCATTTTGTTGTAGGTAAGTGTGCCATCCTAAAACCCCTAATCCTAATGCTCTACCTTTTTCAGCAGATGCAACAGAATTTTCGAATCCTCTCATGTTTTTTGCTTTTTGAATAAATTCAGAAAGTACTCCATCTAAGAACCAAGTTGCTGTATAAACTAAATCAGTATCTCTCCACTCATTGTATTTAGCAAGATTTACTGATGATAAACAGCAAACAAATGAGTGATTCTCATCTGTATGTAAAGTAATTTCGGAACATATGTTTGTCATATGAACTTTTAATCCATTCTTTTTGTACATTTCAGGATTAGCTTTATTGATATTACCTTTAAACATAATATAAGGTTCACCAGTTGCTTTTCTTTTTTGTAGTAATTTTCCCCACTTTCTTCTTGCATCTGGTTCTCCATCTTGAAGTTTTCTCATAAACTTATCACCAACAACTGCACATTGGTGTAGATTTAGTGATTGTCTATTTACATCTCCTTTTGGTTCTTTGATTTCTAACCACTCTTCAAAATCACCATGTTCAATATTAAGGTTTACTGAAGCAGCTCCTCTTCTTACTGAACCTTGGTTTGTAGCAAGGATTGTAGAATCATATATCTTTGCAAATGGTACAACACCATCAGATGTTCCATTACCTGTAATTGTAGAACCTGCTGGTCTGATTTGATTAATTCCAATACCAACACCACCACCATGTTTTGCAAGTAACATAAGTTCTAAATTCTTATTTCCGATATCATAAATGGAATCGGCAACATCAATACCAAAACAAGATATAGGTAATCCTCTATCAGTACCGGTATTTGAAAGAACTGGTGTTGCAAGATTTAACCAACCTTTCCAAATGTAATCAAAAAACTTTGTTGCCATTTGTGGTTTGTTCAATCTTTGAGCAACTCTTGTTGCAACCCTCCAATAAGCATCTTTGGGTTTTTCACCAGGTAACAAATATCCTTTAGATATAGTTTTTACATATATTTCAGTATTTGCCCATGAGGGAAAGTCAACATCAAGTTCCCACCCTAGCTCTTCGCCATAGTTTGTTTTAGCCATAATATTTTATTTAAAATAAATCGTCCCAATCCTCACCCTCATTTGCCTTAGAATAATCAGTAGGTCTAATAGCAAAGAAATCTGTGTGAGTGAGACCACCAGTAAGATGATAGAACCATTCTAATTTTTCTGCCTTCTTTTTATCGAATTCAAAAAGTGGTTCATATCCTAATTCTTTTAATTTTGTATTTGTTCTATCTTTAATAAATTCTTTCAAATCATCTTTTTGAAGGTTTTCTAAATCACCTTGTTCAAATATCATATCGATAAAATTTGTTTCGAGTTGTACAATAAGTTTTGCCGCCTCTTCGATAGATTCTTTACACTCTTTTAATAATTCGGGATATTCCTCACACATATGTCTGAATAATTGACATCCCATTTTTGAATGAAGAGATTCATCTCTTACACTCCATTTCATTTGTTGTCCGATACCTTTTAGTAGATTTCTCATTTGGAATGAGTAGAGTACCGCAAATGAAGAATATAAACTAACTCCTTCAGCGAATGCCGAGAAGATAGCCAAACTTCTACCTACTTCTTGTCTTGCCTTTGAATTTGTTGCCAAATCTTCGTGTTTCCACTCAGCAGTAGTTGAAGTTAGGAGTTCAAACTTCTCAGCAACTGCAGGTTCGTGCAGAAATGCTGAAAAGTCCTCTAACCCTAATGTCTCATTTAGATATGAATAAGCCGTAGCGTGAATTGTTTCTTGAGAACCGAACATCATAGCCATCTGTTTGATTTCATGTTTCGGAAACCAATCAGTAACCATGTTAGTCCAATAATCAGAAACTGCACATTCAGTTTGAGCAAACCCAAGTAAGATGTTACCAACTAAGTTTTTCTCAGATGGTGTTAACCGTTCATTCCAATCTTTAACATCACCTTGCATTGGGATTTCAGTATGTAACCAAAATGCTTGTGCCTGTTTCAACCAACCTTCTGTATAGTAGATTGGATACTCGAATGGTTTAAATGGAATTCTTTCTTTAAATAGTTTGCTCATAATATAACCTATATTTTTATTTGTTTTCTTCTACTGATGCTTTTCTGTAATCTGTTACAAGTTTTTTAATTTCACCAATTGCTTTTCTAGCTCTTGATTTTGCTGCCTTTGATGAACCATTGTGTTCATCCTCAAATTGAACGAATAAATCTTTAATCTGTTCAAATAGTTCTTGTGAATTTGCCATAAATTGTTTTTCTTTATTTTTAATTAATTTGAAGTGACCAAGGTGTTTGGTCGTGTTTATAATTATAGTATATATTAAAAAACGAAATGTTTTTCATATAAATTTTTTAACATTTTAATTTTACCACACATCACAAGTTTTCTTCACATTTGTGTTAAAACTTTTTGATAGCCTTACCCCATATTTTCTACATATTTTTTATGTAGAAGCTTCTTTGTTTCTAATTGTCCACTTGCAGCTTGTTTCTGAGCAATTACACCATCTGGTGAGTTTTGTTCATAAACTTCAATATAACCTGTATTGGTATTCATCTTACAAGGGAATGTAATACCATCTGGTCCAAATCTGTTTTTCATAATATGTGCTCGAGCAGTATCATTAAGTTTATCTTTTGATTTTCTACTCCAACTCATAATAAAATCTGCATTCATAACTTTTGCATATGAATCAGCAATTTTATCAGCTTCAATAACTTCTGAATCGATAGCTGAACGATTAGTTTGAGATGCTGTCCAAACTGGTATTTCAAGTTCACCACTTAACCCTCTCAAATCTATATAAACTCCACCTTGTTCTGCATAAGTGGAATCAGTTTTGTTTGAATGTGATAGTAATAAATCAGCATAATCAACTATGATTAAGTCTGGTTTATTATCAGTT